TTTAGAAAAATAATCTGTTAACTCAACAACTATCTTAGATCCAGCTGTTGACTCTATGACTTCCTCTAATCTAACTATATCTCTATCAGAATCCTTGATTACAACAATATAATCAGTTGATGCATCTGGCACTGTATATGTGACAGAAAGCGGATATGGTGGAAGTCTTAATACATTCATTTCTTTTTACGGTAAAATTTGGATACTTCGTCTGGGGTTGCAATTCTTACATCCCTGCGAACTAACCACTTTTCCGATTCCTCCTTAGACACTATATTATAGCCTCTTTCAAGATTTCCTATTCCGCTCCAATGAAGATTTTTCATTGAGTATAGAGCAACCTTTTCTTGTGGCTGATCTTTTACTTTTGCTTTTTGAATTTGATGTTCTGTTGGTAAAAAAGAAAAAATAACTTCTAATATTTCTGCTTTTGTGTTTGAACCAAATAAATCTATATTATTTTTCTTTGCATATGATTTTAGTTGTGGAACTGTTTTCTTTTTTAAATCTTCTATTAATTCTACTGACATTATTATTTCCTCCACTGCTATTATATCAGAATGTGAATAAGGAGGGCAACTTTTTACGGATGCCCTCCTTTTCTGTACTGCTTATTTAATTTTAGGACTCTACTGCTGCATCTGCATAAGCAACTGCATCAAGTTCTTCCCATTGTAGACCAAAACGAACGAATACTGTATATTCAACTGTATCCTTCTTTGGCTTGTATTCACGATTTACAGTGATATCTCTCTGGAAACCCCATACACGGTTAGCAGGGAATGTCAAGTCGACATAATCTGCTGGGTAATAAGGAACTTCCATGACGTCGATTCCGAGAACACGAGTAGTGCGAGCACCACCGAATGTCTGGCCTACGCCATCAAGATAGTTCTGACGGTTAGCTTGTGTGCTACCTGGAACCATACCAGCAATCGCTTCAGCAACTGCGTCAGCGAGTGTACCGTTATTCTTAACGATACCCTGGAATGCATCTGTACCTGCATAGAACTTAAGATTGTTCTTAATTGCACGATACTTACGTGGCATTGCAAGAATAATTTCCTGCATTACAGATGGTGTCCATTCATCATCAGCGACAGTTACAACTGCTTCATGAGCATCTGAACCGTCTGTAACTTTTGTAACGAAACCTTCCATAATTGAAAGGAAGTCGCCTGTTGAACCATCACCGTTGATAGCGAGATCTTCGATATCATTAGCAAAAGCGTTTGTCATAAGACGAACTAGATGGTCTTCAAGAGCACCTCCTTCAATATTGTCTTCTAGAGACTCAGTAGAAACTTCCCAATCAAGACGAATTTTCTTGGTTGTTAGTTCTACCTTTGTGAATGTTGCGCCAGCATTTGTGTATGTGTTGTCAGCTTGTGCTGCAGCACGGATTACACGCTCACCTACGTTGACCTTTTCGATCTCCATAGTGTTTGCTCGCATTGTAACTCTACGACCATCTTTGGCGAGAACTGTTGCATCCCACACATAGTCGATGAAGCGGCGAGCTTGTTCTGGTGCTAGAATACCACCAGGTGTACCAGTTGGATTTACTGCATTTGGACCATCTGTATCGCCAAAGTTGGCGCTAGAGATATTTCCAAGTGAAGCAGCTGGTGAAAGGTTACCTGAAGGACCTGTAACTGTAGCGGATCCAACAGATCCAGATGCAAATGCACCTTGTCCATCATGATTGTGTGCCTCAGTAGTTCCTGGGTAATTCTTTACGATTTCTTGTTCCGACATATTGTTCACCTCCTAGTGAATTTACCTTTTTATTTAAATAGGTCGGCTGTTTTGAGGAAACGTCCGCCCCATAGGGATTTTTGAACCTGTTGTTCAGGCTCCTGCACGATCTCGCCTAGATCGCCAGACTTGCGGAAAGCAGTATCTTTTTCTACAAGATCTACTCGCTTTCCAAACTCATTAAAAGTTCCCTTTACTTGGCTTACCTCATTTGCTACAGACTTTACTTCTCCTGTAACTGTTTCAAGGGACTTTGTGATTGCATCAACATTAGCCTGCATAGACTTAACTGTTTCTGCAAGATTGCTCAAGGCATTAGTTAGAGATTCATTAATTTCTGCAACAGACTTTGCAATTTCTGATGCTGTATCAACAACTGCATCAACTGACTTTTCTGCTGCTTCATCAGCAACTGGAGCAACTTCTTCAGCTACTGTCTCTGCCACTGGTTCTGCTGCTTCTTCTGCTGCTGGAACCTCTGCTACAACTTCGGCAACTGCCTCTGCTGGAGCCTCTGGAGCAACCTCAACATTTTCAACTACTGCTGTGTCAGACTTTTCTAATGTCTCTTCAACAACTGTTGTTTCTTCTGTCATAGGATTTTCCTCCTTTGTCATCTTAATTGTACTAATGCCTTTTGCACTATCAACTAAGAACTTTACTGTTTCTATATCATTTGCATCTTCTACAAAACCAATATTTTTCATATAAGAATTACATGATGGACAACTTTCATCAGAATCTTTTGAAAGTCTTACGATATCATCAGAACTGCACCAATAAACATTATCAACTACGGCCTTTGCTAAAAATCCACCTAGTTCTCCCTTTTCAATAGAGATTACATTTGCGAACTGATTTGCTGGATTATCAACAAGTGATAGCTCATGAAGCTCATACTCTTTAATAATACGAACCGATTTGTCCATTGTCTCATCATATTCATCATCAAACTTTTTTATATTCCCACCAATAGAAAAACCAGTTAGTGTACCGTCAAGAACTTTTTCCCATGTGTCTTGTGCGCCCTTTGAAACGTAGGCTGAAACATATACACCACTATAAAACTTTTTAGTTTGTGGATCAAAGTATCTATCTTCTTTAAAAGAAACTACCTTACCAACCGCAGATGGCTGATGCATTTCACGAAGGTTACCACGAAACTTCTTAAATGCTGTTAGACTTGCTTCAGTAGTTACGATATCATTTTGTTTATCGATATTATCGAGTGTGGCAAATCCAGAGACTATGCGACGCTCCTGATCAACCTTGCCGATAGGCATAGAAAAGCGAACGTTGTCGCCATCTGTAACCCAATGTGCTTTATTTATATTCATGGCAGAATAATTATATCATTCCTTTATAATACTTTGTGGATATTATGTGGAAGATCGCCCTTCACCCTGTGGATTTCTTCCAGAAATTGTGGATGGAGAATCTGAGTTATTATTTGTTCTTTCAGCATCCCTTTCTCTGTTTCCTGCTAAATTTGCCCTGGCATCTGTAGCCTGTCTTGGAGACATGACAAAAGGAGAATCTCCATCAGATCTTTGTGGCATATCTAACATTTCACGAGCCTCGTTAGGAGTAATAACCTGAGTTTTTACATATCTTTCGATAATTTGAGACTGTGCTATTTCATCCGTTAATGTTAATTCATTGAACCTTAGCTCTAAAATATCAGTTTTTTCCTTAATAATTTTATTTACTATTTTTTCTAGATATCTTTGTGCTGGTCTTGATACCTGCTCTTTAAATGTTCTATCTTGAGAAATGGCTGCTGCGATTGCTGCCGAATCAGATCCCCCAAGCTTAGAAATTGGAACTTGATGTGCAATTAAAATATCATCACGGTTTTGTTTACGATACTTTTCAAATGAGCCTTCTTGAACACCGTTTTCAATTGGCTCCATTTTAAACTCAACTTTATTGTTATCTGTATCTCCAGGAAGCGGGATATATAGGGTTCTGTGCGACTGAGACTTTAGTCCAGTCTGCAAGAATCTGAACATCTTATCTTCTGCATCTGCAGAAAGCTTTGCACCCTTTACCGTAATAACATATCGTGGAACAGCCTTATTTTCAAAATAATCTATATTATATTGAGATGCAAGCTGATCTCCCACCAAAGACGGCATTGCAGAAAGAATGTCTGGAATGCCATAAAATGTATTTAATGGAGAATATTGCTTTAGGTGAATAATTTCATTTGGACGTGGATCTGCGGTTACTGGATTTGGATTTTTACCGCCAAAGTTTCTAAAATAAACAATTTTTTGTCCAATAATTTGTAAATATCCGTCACGCAATCTTCGCACACGCACTGTTGTAGCTGGTATATGGCCAATATAGCCAATATCTCCAGAAGTTGTACGTCCTACCTCAATAAAACCATTTCCAGTTGCCTGTAAGTCTGTATAGACTTTTTCCATAATTGTTGTAAAAGAATCATCATCATTTAATGATTCAACCCAATCACGCAATTCTATTTTTGCTCGTTCAATTCTATTACGAGCACGAGACACTCTTTCTTGATCTTCGCTTAATTCAAAGCTCAGCATGGTTCTATCTGTTATGTCAAAACGATATCCTAAACCAACAACATTTTCAACTTTTGCATCGATTGCAGCATGGTTAGCAAAGTTTGTATCATAGAAGTTAGCAAGCTCATACATATTATATGGTGGTGTAATTACATCAAATAATCCATATCCGTTTCTATATACAGTTCCTGGATTTATAGCCTTAGACCCTGCATCTTGGCCAGATGGATTTGCATTTGCAGAATCTAAATACCTTGGATCTTCAGTTGATACCGCCTTATTAAATACTCTAGCCGTTCTTCTTCTAAAAT